AGTTCGCTAACCCCTCCGTTAAAAAATGAACTTTCTACGCAAAAGCGGTAAAATATTTGAAGCCATTAGATTTCAATCCTTGCGGCCACCGTTAAATGTCTCTAAATTGAGAGTATGCCAAGCGAGAACCCACACCTAGTACGCGATCCAAAGATCATCTTAGAATCTGAATTTAAACCCACATTTCAAGAGGTGGATTTAATGGATTTAAGAAGCATGAGGGATTGTATTGAGTTGGCGCGAGAGTATGCGCAAGAGGTTTTAACTGACCATGACACAAGATTAGGACGGACAACTAGAAGCAACAAGATAACGGCTGAAGGTATCGAGTCAGATATTCGCCTTATCTCAGAGACATTAAAAAAAGCGGAGGATGTAATAAAATAAACCGATGGGAAACCCTAAAACTAAAACATCGGTCAATCATTACTCTGAACTCTACCAAGTTTCAAAAGGTACAATATCAAAGCTAAAGCGTGAAGGTATTGACCTTGAAGACGCAACAGCGGTCAGGCATAAAATTTTAAGCGGTGTAGGCCGAAAGCCAAAAGGATGGGAAAACGGTTGTCCTTGGGATATCGAGAATATCCAACGAGCGGCAGCTACCAACGTGACACCAGCCGAGATTGCAAGCGGTGACATTGAAGTGGAGATGGACAGCTTCCGTGATGCTATCCGCAAAGCAGATACACAAATGGAGGCTAACTTGCTGAAGACCAAGCTAGAGGGCTTGCAGCTTCTAAACAAGAATATGCTACTTGAGGGTACATACATGAAAACTGAGGATGTAAACGATGCAGTGCAAAAGATTCTTTCCGTCTTTCGCACAGAAATCTCAGCCATGCCTACCCTGCTAGGCGGTATGCTTGAAGGCTTAAAAGCTCCGGCCATCGTGTCTAAAACAGAGGCACTATTTCATCAACTCATGGAGAGCACAGCCAAGCGGCTAGACGAGCTTGCAGAAATTGAAACATTAAGCGATGAAACGACAGAGTAAACTAGGCAAGCTTCTAGCCTACGCATCCGAGATCATCCGACCGCCTGAACGTTTGGCGGCTATCGAGTGGATGCAAAAGTACGTGCCCACGCCAAGCTCGCACCGTTCACCGACCTACGACCTAGACAAAAGCGCGTTCATGATTCCAGTGCTACAAGCGGTCACTGAGGAAGGGTGTAGCGAGGTGCACTGCATGATGGGTGTTGGCATGGGTAAGAGTGAAACCTTTATTGCTTCGGCATCATGGTTACTCGCGCATAGGTCATTTGCTACAATGATGGTTGCCCAGACTCAGGCAGAGTCGCAGATCTTTGTTGAAACTCGCTTGATGCCATCGCTATTGCTGAATGAGCAGGTGAAGCCATTGCTACCAACGCGATTGCGGGACATACAGAAAAAGAAGATCCTATTTCCGAATGGCAAGCCCCTGCACTTCGGATCGGCTACAATGTCCACGCTCCAATCTAAGTCATTGGATGCTGTATTTCTGGATGAGATCTGGCTTTACGACGAGGGATTGCTTGAAGAAGCACGGAGGCGAACGCACGACCGCGCCAATAGTATTGTGTTTAGCGCATCACAAGCAGGCATCGAGGGCGATCAGCTAGACCGCGCTTTTCATGACTCACTCTCTCACGTTTGGGGGTATAAATGCCCGGCTTGTGGCTATGAACAGCGGCACAACTGGGGGCAAATGCGATGGGATCTTGACGAGGCTAGGGGTAAGGATGGCGCTATAAACTGGACTACTTTGAACGATACTATCCGATATGAGTGCATCAATGGCGATTGTAACCACGAATACCGAGATACACCGCAAGACCGATACGAGATGAACAACATCCAAGGCCGTTATTTGTGTGACAACAACGAAGGCGCTAAACCTGGGCGCAAATCCTTCCGAGCTTCGGCAGTGGCGGCTTGTTGGATACCTTGGAGCAAACTAGTTGGCGAGTGGCTGACGGCTATCCGAGATTTAAAGCATGACGGCAATCGAGAAAGCAAACGCATATTTATTCAAAAGCGCTTGGCTGAGTCATACGCTGAGGAAGAAGTGGCGATTAAATTTGAGAACAACCACGGAGAGCCATACAACTTAGAAGACTACGCGAACGGCAAACCATACAACGTGGAAGGCTTCCAAGAGCGAGGCAGGTTTCTATGTATCGACGTTCAGCAGGATCACTTCCATTTCGCCTGCTATGCTTTCAGTGCGGAGGCTAACTTGGCGCTAGTCGATATCGGCAGGTGTGAAACATGGGGCAGTCTGTTCAGCGTCCAGCGAGCCAACAAAGTGCAAAACCGATTTGTGCTCATAGATAGAGGTTATAAAACGGCAGAGGTTGCGGTGCAGGCTAAAAAAGCTCAGTCTGAAAGCCCTATGGATCGTGATAGATGGGTGCCAATGGCTGGTAGCAGCGCCAAAGGATTTGCAATCAAGATCAATAAAGGCGGCAAGACCTATCTAAATGCGGTCAGTCAGAAACATAACAGTGCTCAAGGTTGCAATCACACCTACCGAAACCACTCAAACATTATGATTAAAGATGATGTAGAGAGTATGCTAAACGGCAACACCATCAACACGCTAAGAATACCAATGGACGCGCCAAAGGACTACATCGAGTCTATCACTAAATCCGAGACACGGAAGCGGGTGAAGGGTGTATGGACTTGGGTTAAAAGCCCGGGCAAGGTAGGCGATAACAACCACCAATTTGATTGCCTATGCTTGGCGGTGGCTGGGCTTTGCTTGTATCAGGTGAAGCGGATTATCTCAGAAGGTGATAAATGAAGTTGACGGAATACAAAGAAAAATTCAATCTTTGAATGTCCCGGAAAAGACACTTTAAATAGCTAGGATGTGACATCCACTAAAAACATAACCAAGGAGTTTGAGACCTTTACTTGATTATTTTAAAGCCCGCGCTTAATTGTGCGGGCTTTTTTGTGCTTAGATTGAATTTTAATCAATCTACATGGCCTGCGGGAAATCATTAAGAAAACTAGTTAGGTATGGGAATAAAAGCCCAGAGAACTACGCCAAAATGGAAATGTGGTTCGAGGCCGCAATGGAGAGTATTGCGGCAGGTAATGGCGGGCAGGTCACATCAGCCAGCACTAATGGTGCATCGTTCACAATTATGACTGGCTCGATGAGTAATGATGATTGGTCAAATCTTTTAGAAAATGCACTACACATGATCGACAACGGCATTAAATACCAAACAACTTCACGCGCTCGCGTACTATAATTATGTCAGTATTAGATTCATACGGAAACCCGACAACCAGTAGCCGCAAGATGATAGCATCTAGCGATAAATACTCGCAAGGCTTGCAGTACATTCCTGATATGTGCAGAGATTTAGACGATCTTTTCACCGCTTCAGATTGGCGCTCAACTCTCACGCAATCGCGCTTGATCTTCGGCAACTTCGCAGTGCCACGGGCTGCCAGCATCCAAAAAGCAGATTGGGCAGTAGGCCGCGCATGGGAGCCTGAATTTAATGGTGAGGACATGGCTTGGGCTAACGAATACGCGCTGCCATTCCTTGCGGATTGGTACAAGCTAGGCGATGTGAGGGGTTGTAACTTCGATTTCACGACTAATCTATGGCTAGACTCATTAGCTACGGATCGTGATGGCGACTATTTCATCCTGCTAACGGAGAATGAGCTAGGCTATCCAATGACGCAACGCATCCCAGCGCATCGTGTAGGCTCGCGCGGCTTCGGCCAGATGGTCACTAGAGGCAAATACGCAGGCAAAAGAATCGTCAATGGGTGTGTTAAAGACTCATACGGCAAAACAATCGCATTTTTAGTGTTAGGCGAGTCAGAAGCTCAAGATGAGTTTGTAGACGCTGCCAACATCCACCAAGGGCTAGATCCAGAGTGGCACGACCAAAGCCGAGGCATCCCAGCATTCCACGCAGCTATCCCAGAGCTTCGGAAGGCTAAAACCTCTGAAGAATGGGAGCTAATGGCGCAACTTGTCGCAAGCTCACACGCGCTTATAGAGTACAATGACGATGGTACACCAGATTTCGACGCGCCCGATGTGGTGCAAAGCGGCTATGGTGAAGACGACTCGCTTACAGTGCAGACTTACAGCGGTGGCATGGTTAAACATTACAAGGCTAACTCAGGCAATAAGCTTGAATCACTCACGACCGCCCGCCCCTCTGATATGTGGGACAGCTTTCAGGATAGAGTGCAGCGCTCAGCCTGCCGAGGAATTGCATGGCCTTACGAACTGGCTTGGAAAATGGATCATTTAACGGGGGTAACTGTTAGATCAGTACAAGAGCAAGCCAGACACAGCGTAGCAAGTCGCCAAGACATTCTTAGAATTGCGGCATATAGGCAAATCACCTATGCAATCGCAAAAGGCATCGAGAACGGATTTATCCCAGCGCCAAGCAATCCAAAAGACTGGCGTGCATTTAGTTTCATCATGCCTGCTCAACTCAGCATTGACCCGCGCAATGACTCTAAAACCATGATTGAGGAATACAAACTAGGTATTCTCAATATGACAGGCATTACACGCGAGAAGGGCAAAGTTTATGCGGCACACATCCGCGAGCGAGCTAATGAGGTGATCGAGATGAAGAAGATCATGGCAGAAGTTGAAGCGCAGAACCCTGGATTTACGATCGACCCGCGCGAGATGATTATGCTCACACCCAATGAAATGGGAGAAACAACAGAAGAAGAATCAAATGAAAACTCAGATATTTAACGGCAGCCGGATTTGGTGCGCTACTAGCGAGGCATTGCAAGAGATGGCTCACAATCATGATATGGCTATTAACGCCAACATCACAATGGCAGATTTCTTTACTGCCCGTGAACCGATGGCTATTAGTGAAGACGGCATTGCACAAATCAACATCAGCGGAGGATTGCTAGACAGTCCTCCGGCTATCCATGAGAAGACAGGCGGCACAGCCTACAAAACAGTTATTGCAGAGATCGACGAGGCTAAACTAGCAGGCGCAAAAGGCATCTTTTTCAATGTCTCTAGTGGCGGTGGCAGTGTCACAGGCTTAAAGGAAACATCCAATGCAATCATGGCTGCGGGCTTGCCTACAATGGCACATTGCGACGGGGTAGCGTGTTCAGCGGCTTACTACCTAGCGTCATCTGCGGACGATCTAGCATCTAGCCCATCAGCATTGGTTGGCAACATCGGCACAATTATGAGCTGGCAGAGTAACAGCGGGCTAGCTACCGAGGTCATCACCAACGATGGCGCGGATCTTAAAAGCACGTTTAAAGGTGAACTATCGGACACACAACGCGAGTTTTTACAGAACCAAGCAAACGCTATTGGCGAAGACTTCAAGGATCATGTGCTAAACACGCGCGATGCTATCGACTCCGAGGTTTTCCGGGCTGGCTGGTATAGTGGCGAGCAAGCAGTGGAGTTAGGGCTAGTTGATGGCATTGCTACCAAGCGCGAGGCCATGGCAATCTTCCGAGGTGAGTTGAATTTGTAATCTTCTTTATGTCTTCCATCTTTAATAATAAAGAGCTGAAAGCCAATGTAGCTACACTAGAGGTAGAACTGGCTAAAACGTCCAATGAACTTGAAGAGCTTAAAGCATCTAGCGGTCAAGAATTGGCATCTTATTCACTACAGCTTGAACAGGCTGCCAAAGATCTGAAACTAGCAAGCGATTCGCTCATCGAGTCAGAAGCCAAGCTAGCAGAAGCAGAGGCCAAGCAAGACGATTTCGACGGCAAAGTTGAAGCGGCTGCAATGGTTAAAGCGGCTGCAATCGGCCATCCTGCACCAATCCAAGATGATAAACTCGACACAGACGCGAAAGCAGTCCTTGAAGCCGAGTACAAAGCACTTCCAGCAGGCGAGGCACGCGCAAAGTTCCGCAGCCAAAACGCATCACTTTTTCTCTAATCTCACACATTTAAAAAATTATGTCTAATACACTATCAGCGGCTCTCGTTCCAGATACCGCAGCAGATATGGCGATCACTGTTCTCCAGAACAAACTCGCAGCCCTTTCAGTTTTCTCCACTGACTTCTCAGCAGATCTAGTTGACCCAACACGTCCAATGGCAATCCCAGTGGTTACAAGCGGTTCAACTACTCTCGAAAGCCCTACTAATTTCGAGCAAGGTGATTCAACAATCATCAGCGAGTTAGTATCTCCGGTGCATCTTTCACAGCCATTCCACATCACTCAGGCAGAGCTTAACAGCGGCCACAAGTTGGAGCGTTTGTTTAAGGTTAATCTCCGCAAGTTGGCTGACTCAATCAATGGGGTTGTTTATACACCGCTTACGATTGCTAACTACACCAATACACCAGTTGTTGCAGCGACTCCGGCAGACCTGGACACCGATGCGCTCAAGACTGTTTGGTCATCTATCTCCAACGCAGACGAGAAAAACATCGTTCTCCAAGGTGATTATTACGCTAATTACATCCCAGCT